GTGCATTCTTCTGTTTTAACGTCAACAATGAACAGTATCTTATCGAATCCAACGAAATATAAAAACTATCAGTACATGAGAGATATTTATACAACTAGGACATTAGTGGGTTACACAACAAGTCAAAAAACATGCGAATTCCTAATGGATAACAGGTATGCATATATGTCAGTTTTTAGTCTATACACAAATATAAAAAAACTAATGCTAGAAAAATTCAAGCCACCATATAAAAATTGTTTTCAGGTTTGGTTTATGAACAATCTTTTTGAAAAATACCCAAAAATACACAAAGAAATGAAAAATGGTGGTGTGAAATTATCTGACATTGTTTTGTTGCATAATAAAAGGGATCCATCAAAAATTGGAGGTGAAATCAAACTATCTTCGTTTTATAATGATAGATTGAACACAAATGTTTTTGAATTAATGGATGAGATATTTATATACGTGCACACTATGAAAGAACCCTCAAACATGTTCCATGAATCTGTTAAAGCTTTAAAAACAATCATAGAGTATCAAACAGAGTTTGATTGTTTACCTGAAAAAATAAAAACTGGCGATTTACAAACAGAGGATGATATTGCTGATTATTTATCAATGAACACAAAGATCGGTTTTTCCAAATTTATTATCATGAACTCTGTTAAAAACACTATATTAAATGATTCGCCAGATTTTAAAACCATAATTAACTACATAAATAACGAACCGATAAGTGAATTACTAAGCACGAAGGCTGTTATTTCTGATGTTGAGAGACTTGTTATTTTAAGTGAGGATGAAAAAAAATCAAAGAAACAACTAAAAAAAGATAAAATAATAAAAAAAGCATTGGAAACAACCACTGGTGAAAAGATTAGATCAAAACCAGAAATGAGATTTTCTTATAAGTCAAATTCAAAATATTATAATCCAAAAAAATCTAGACAAAAAGTTTTTGAAACTATTTTGGATAAGTTAAATGAAAAGAAAAATCTACACCGTACAATGGATTTAGCTTCTGACCATATAAAAGGCGGTGGTGATGTTGTGGCAGATATATGTATTAAATCTCAATATGGGTCCAAACGTGAGTTTTACGTGATAAATATAGAAGCAAAAGCAAACGCAAGGATTACAGAGTTGTTTTTCAAAAAACTATGCGAGAAGAGCCCAAATGAAGCAATATCCATACCAGGTGATAAAAAAATCTTAAAAATGCAAGAAATGGTTGACAAAATCTCTTACAATTTTGTAAATGAAAACCAGAAATTGTTGTTTATAAACGGTGATTGCACGAAGTGGTCTGCAGCAGAAACAATGGGTTCTTTTCTCTCAGTTATTGAAGGTTTGAAAGAATTTATAGGTATAAATTGTTATCTTCATTTAAAATCCACATTTACAGCATGGTCCAATAAAAAAATACAAATACCCATAGATATTATCAATAAGGTGTACCCTACACAAAAATTCAACACTGATTTTTTAGATAAATTAGACGATAAAAAGAGATTTACAAGCACACAGAATTTCCTTCAGGGCATGTTTAATTATGCATCTTCATATAAGGCTGTCTGTTGCATGAATTATGTTACAAAAATTTGGAAAAAGATGTACCCTGATAGTTTGCTTGTTTTCGAACATATGGAACATTCAGATGATTATGTGAATGTTGTGATTTATTCAAACAACGATGAAATTGAAAAGTTCAGGATTTTCCAAAAAATGATGATGAGGTTGCATGGGTATAATGATAGTGAAAGGAAGACAAGCTGTCAACCATTTTTTATGGAATTTGTTTCACTTATATCCTTTAATGGTGTCATGTTATACCCACAAATAAAAAAAGGCAAAAGAATGTAATCTAAATTTGCCATGCATTGGTTATAAACAAGACATTGATGCAGCATTGTCAAGAGTGAAAGAATGTTCCAGGGTTGGTTGCTCACAGACATTTCTTTATTTTTATCAAAAAATGCATTCCTATATAATTGCAAGAGCATACTCAATTTTACCTGGCATGAGGAACGCTATGGGCAGAACATATGAAGAACTGATAAACACACCAGTAGAGTTATTTGGTATTCCTGATACACTACCATTGTTCTCACTTTATTGCAAAGGAAGTGTTAATAATTATCGGTTGTATTTTTATGGGAATGACGAGTCAAAAAAAATGCTATATTATTTGTATTTGTTGACATGTGAATATGATACAACAGATTTCAACCAGATGAACCTGACAGAATATGGTCACTCATTACATACACCAAAGTGTGTTTATACTACTAATACAAAAACATTACGTAAAATAAGAAAAGCCTTAAATATAGACATGAATGATATTAAGGATTTTTGGGAGAAAAATATTGTCTACCATATCACAAAACCTAATGACCCAGAAAACTTAAAAACCTGGATAAAGTGCATGTTTTTTAACAGAACTTTTGTAGAAGCATATTCAAAACAAAGCAGAGCAACTATGACTATGAGGTTGTCAAAAGTTGTCAATGGTAGAAATTTTAAGGACATTGAAAATAATGATTTCTTTTCTGAAAAAATAAATGTTTATATGAAAGATACCTATACATTAACCGAATATTGTGAGAAACATTTAAAAGCTTACAAGAAATCAAGTCTCAGAGATTATGAAAACATGATTGCTCAAAATACAGACAAAAAAATCCCCAACTTGTTTGAAAAAATATTAATGAATTCAGATGTAACACCCACCTTTATTTATTCATATCTAAATACTGTCTCAACAATAGTTCAAACATCACTCAAAGCAGATAATATTGTTCAAACATCCGGTATGACACCATACAAATTTAAAGTTTTAGACATAAGAAATGACCCGGGTGTTTTAATGCAATATATTTTCAACAAACATAATTTTGAAAAGGACAATAGAAAAATATTTTCACCAGAATCTTTTGAAAGTGATTGTGAAATTATAACACAAAGATATGGTATAGATGACAGAAAAATAAAGAACATA